GATTGTTCCTGAAGCAAGATTTAATAAGACATTATTTTTAATATCTAAAGGGTCGAATAAATTTTCGTTACGTACAAATTGATCGACAACGGGTTTCTCGGCTTTCCTATCGTCCATTTGCTGCATTGTAAGATTGGAGCCACCCGAATCGGATTTTTCTTCGTTACATTGCACCATCCAAGAGCCGACCCTCGTAGCTGAATTCGCACCTTCCTCTAGTTCATCTCTGATTATCGTCCCTTTATTTCCTAAATCTTGTGACATATTCTAATCTCCTATTATTGAAATATTTAATCTGTTTCTTATCTCTCCTTTTCTGAATAATGGAAAATTATGTTTATATGCTCCCAAATATTCAATACACTCCGATAAATATTTATCAGCAATACTCAATGCATCTTTTTCTAAGGCAAGCCTTTCTTTTAAATCGGCATTATTTGAATATTGATCTGTTTTATTTGATGTGCCAAACCGTGTTACTGTATAATTGTTATTTTTTACAATACGAGACCATACATAATAATTAAGAGCTTCAATAAGTCCCTTAAATAGCCTTTTATGAGTTTGATTATTGCATGAAACTACCTCGAAAGTACCACCATTCAGTAAAGTTGAATAGTCAGGAAATAATGATTTGTCATCGGCATTAACATATTCAATCAAGTCGATGAATAAAGCATCTCCTATTTGCGATTTGATATTCATTTGTTCACTTTCGTCAATGTATGGCTCAATTCGGCTATCATCAAGTTTGTTACTCACAAATCTTGCGGCCGTTGATTTTATATTTTCACTGGTTGTCAGATGTTGCACTTGAAATATATTTTAATGGTTGTACTGTAAAATCACTTGTAGGTAGCCCTAAATGCCAATATTTGAAAATCTTATCGAATGCACGTTCAATCATCCGTCTTTCCGTTCCTGTGACAGAAGAATAAACATCATAAGCATCCCGCATTATTTCTGAGGAAAAACCGACACTTCCCTTTCTTAATCTGTGCCAAACTTCCTGACCGAAAGCTGCATAAATCTTTTCACAAGCCGTGTCACTTGTTACCGTGAAATCTTTATCGTAATTTGTACCCTGAATATCTAGTACCTGAGGTATTTCTTCATCATATTCAACTTCAAGCACCACTATTTTATTAGTGTTATTGTCTCCTTGTACACGGCCAAGAGCATCAGCTATACTATTGTTGAATTCGTTTATATTTTCACTATTGTCTCCGTATTTTGTTGTGTCCTGCCCTTTTTTAATAACGACAATCTTACTAGGTAGAAAATTATTTCGAGTATTTCGATAAGCAATATTGCCAAGACCTTCTTCTGTGCTCATTTGTGTAACAACACTGTCATAAATAGCTTTAGGGTATTCCTGTGATCCGGCAGAAGAAAACCAAAAAACCTGCCCCTTGTATGCCTCAATACTTCCTGAAGCTTCTATCTGAGCTAATATTACCCTTTTATCAGGATTGAACCTGTCGATATAATCGATAGATTCTTTAGTCGGTTTAAGTGTTTTATTATTTCTCTTTTTCTTTCCTGTCCAATCAGGGAAAACGGCTATTTTACCACTATAACCACTATCGTCTTCTTCGTCTAACCGACAGTTCTCGAAAGGAATGTGATTTATTTCAACAATCTCGCCAAGTATGTTGTAATTAATATGTATTGCGAATCCGCTCCAACTTGCCAGATCATCAGCCAATAGCTGAAGCATGTCGTCTGTTGTGTTACCCTGATTATTAACAATTGTCTCAGCAAAAGCAACATCTTTAAATCCATTTCCCTGTATAAACTGGACATATCTGTTTAAACAAGTAGTGCCTGATTCAGAACAGGCTACAATAGACTTTATTTCCTGCGGATAAAGATTATTGTAGCCGTAAGCTGTTATACCTAAGTTTGTTATATTAGGATATTCAATGCGAGGCTGTGTGCGTTTTACTGTTCTTACATTCATACTTTTATTGCTTAAACTGTTTGTCCCTTATTGCTGGTCTGATTCAGGTGTATTCTGAATGTCAGGTTCTTTTCTTGTTTGTTTTGTCCTTTGTTTTGCTACTTTTTTTTTTATTTTCTCTTCGTTTTTCTTATCCCAGTCTTCAGGATAAGATTCGAAACGATTTATTGCATTCGGGTACAGTTTCAAATACTTTACAGCAACATCATCAGTGATATTTGCACGAGTATATACTTGTGTATCGCCCGATATATGAATTACTTCCTCTCTCTTTAATATGTATTTTCCCATCTCTTTTAATCCGTATTTTTTTATATGATAATATATCTCTATAAATGCATCTAAATAACATCGGCTACAGCCGCTCTTATTAAATCTTTTAAAGAGTATACGTTCATAATTTGATTCAATGAATAGTTTATCGGAAGAAGAAAGTTCGCCCGAATTTTCAAAACGAACTTTCATATCTTCAATCTTACTTAACATACACATAACTAAGCGGCTGTTAATGATTCAATCTTAGCTCTGGTTGTTTCAATATCGGTATCGAAATAGAACAAAGCCGATTTAGGCGATTTAGTTTCAGTAAGAACAACATTCCATCCGCCTTCTGTATCTTCCGAATACTTATCGTTTTCGAGAGTCGATGCTTTAAGGCCCTGATAATAACCGTAAATCTGAAATGTCGAATCGCCCGGCTTCGTTGCTTTATTGGTATTCTTGAATTTATTTTCGAGAATACAAACAAATTCGCCCGTCGCAAGTCCGTCAATAATATTTTCACAAACATCGGGATCGTTATTCAGAATGACCATGCCTACATTATTTGTGAATGTGTTTCTGTTAGTGCCAACTTCAAGGGTTGTTGTTGTTCCGTTGAATGGCTGCGTGGTAGGTATTATTACCTTGTAAGCCTTTGCCCCCGTTTTTAACCCTATCTTTGTAATGACATTTTTTCGTGCTCCGGTTCCCGTTTCGAATTCGGTCTGAGTAAAATCTATGTCTTTTCTGTTAACAATAACACCTTCCTGTTCAATTCCACCGACAACAGGATTTTCGCAATCCTGTTCGATGTTTTGAGTTATTAATCCGTCACAATATCCCATATTTATACCTCCTTTTTTTAATATGCGAACTGAATGAGTTCGTCTTCCCAGATTAATGTTCCAACTTTATCTTTTGCTAACATTCTGTTAACCTGATCGTCTTCGGAGAACCATGTTTTCAACAATGCGATAAGATTGTTAGATGCAATTCCCGCAAGCAGATTGCTTTTTGGAGCATATAACACCCTATGAGGAAGATTCAATGTAGTTCCGTTATCTTCATAGGCGGCAATCATTTCGTCCCATTTTGGCAATGCGATGATGTCCTGTCCATTGAATTTTGTCGCTGATACCAAACCGTCGAATAACGATTCCCATTGAAGGTCGGACCCTGTTGTACGTTTAACATCAATTGCAAGAGCGTCGGCAAAAGACTGAGTACACAATACTGCTTTGTCCTTAGCCTGTCTGATGCGAATATCAGAATTGTATACTAAATCATCCATTATTCCGGTTGCTATTCCTGCGGCTCTTATGCCATCTCTTTGAAGTTGATAAGAAGCTGCCGTATTTGCAGCAATCTCAATACGTTGTTTAGGATTTGCAGCCGTTATAGCAAACAAACGTTTGAAAAATCCGTCACAAACTTTGAATAGCTCAGTATCGATTCCGTTTGTTATGATTCCGCCATCTTGTACGTTTGCGGCTGATTTATCGCCAAACCAATATAAACGCCAAACCATGTCGATCATAGCTTCCGTTAATTTTGGTTCCACAATTATGTCCATGAAGTCGGTACCTGTTAGATCGGCAATATCGGTTTTTGAGCGCATAGCATATCTTACAAGTGTTTCTTCCAAATCCTTATAACAGATTTGTTCAGCAACTGTCCATTCGCCAAGATCCCATTCTTTTTCCTGAGTCTTTATGTTCGTTGAATTCCATGTCGGTTGACAATTGGGTTGCTTTGTACCAACCGGTCCCATCTTCCCTACTCCACCTAATTTGTGTCCGTGAATCGCACCCGGAAACAAGTTGATAGTTTTTTCGAATGCTTCAGACTGTAATACAGTTAGGAACAACAGTTCCTTTAAATCCATAACGGCACCATTGTCGGGCGTTAAACTTGTAAATTCTATTTGTCCTGTGCTTGACATATTATATTCTGTTTTTAGTTAATACCCCTTTTTTGTTTAACATCGGCTAATTTTGCAGATATCCTTGAATCCTTAGCCTGTGTTTCGTCTTTACTTTTGACCCCGATACGTGCCTTCGGCTTGTAGTGGCTGCATTGTTTTGCAAGCCATTCTTTCCCTCCGGCTTTCATGATAGCATTCAGTATCGCAACGTCTTCATCGGATTTTGTCATTGCTTTTGCCGATGCAACCTGTTCCTTGAGGTCTTCGTTTTCTTTTTTCAATTCTTCGTTTTCCTGAATGACCTCTTCGATGATTGTTACAACCTCCTCAGCTTCTTCGGGAGTAATGTCAACGCCTTCTGCTGATACTGTATTGATTTCAGAGATTTTTCCGTCAGTGACTACAATGACACTTCCGTCAGGCATGGTAAATGAACCGTCGGGACTTGCTTCATCGCCAATTTGCGGTTCGCCTTCCTCGCGTTTCACGGTAAGAGTAGATCCGTCGGCAGTTGTTAAATCCATCGCTTTTACTTTGGGTTTTAATCCAAATATTTCGCGAATACTTTTTCTTTTTTCATTCATTGTTTTTTCTTTTTGATTAATATTAAGTGTGTTCAATTTTGCAAAAGCTATTACCTTGGATTGTGTAGCAAAACCAAGCGCTACAGCTTGCGTAGGAGATATATATGTTTCATTATCCATCAGTGAGGCCAATGTTTGCGTATCGAGTAGTGTGCGATCTGCATAAATGGCCTTACACTCATTTTCTTTTTTACCGATGTACTCAGTTGCCGCTTCCATCATACGTCTGTCTCCGCTCACACCTTCGATGTATGGGTTATGGATCATGATAGGACAACCTGCAATTCTTTCGTCTCCGGCAAGAAATACAACCGATGCAGCACTTGCACAACTGCCAGAACATTCGGTTATTGTTTTATTGGGTAGGTTGAGTAGATAATTATAGATCGACACTCCCATATCGAGATCACCACCAATCGAGTCAATAAATACATGTATTTCGCCCTCACCTTCTGTCTGAACCTGTTGAATAACCGATAGGAGATTCACGTATAATTCGCCCTTTTTAGCATTACTGGGCCTTTCTCCGATTATACCTTTAATGTTTACCATTTTCATATATTTGATATATCAAAAAGATAAAAGATAAAAACCACTATTTAGATTCCAGTTTAAATAGTGGTTCGTTTTTCACGGAGTAAAATATATTATTAAACCTCTGAATCTAGTTGTTTTACAAGCTTGTAGAATTTTGTTTTGCGGATATTAAACTCTTCGCAAAGGTATGCTTCGATATATGTAATTTTATGTCCTTCTTTTTTTAATCTGACATACTCGTTAAACAAATCAAGATACTGCACATCTTTTGGATTTATGCCAGCCGAAAATAACGTTTCGAGCATTGGCTGTGCTAATGATAAAACTTTATGCGCTTTCATAAATCACTGGTTATTTCAAGAAGTTCGACCCGATTTTCTACATTGTTAATCTCCTGAACAGATACTACAGGATTAGGAAGCGACCCTACAGCTTTTGCGAACGCCCTTGATAATACTTCTTCGCCCATTACTTGACTTGACACATCCTGAGTAGAAATGGGTACACCGCCGCCAATCTGATTAAAAGCTGACAACACAGGCGAAAACATTGCCGTTGCTCTGGCATTCAAAACGCTTTCGCCGTTACTTAATTTTGCGGATATACTGTCGGATGTACCGGAGCCCGACCCGCTCACTAACCCGCCCTGTGCAAATTGCGGCGATTTAGCTTCTTTTGTCGATGATAATACCTGTTTTGCCTTGGCTATGTTTGCTAATATAGTAGCTGTTGTTGTAGCTATTGCTATAAGATTGCCCGGGAAAGGTACGGATTGTGCCGCCGCAATACCCGCACTTAATGCTTTTGCGGTATTAAGACCTATTTCGAATACAGCAAGAGCTTTCGCAAAAGAAGCCAATGCCGAACTGTCATCGGCAAATTCCTGTAAGAATCCGCTTAACGCACCGAACAATGTTTCGTATGCAGATAGTATTTGCTGTTGGGTCTCTATTTCGTTCTGAACCTTTTGCTCGTTAAGGGTTTTTAATTCTAAATCGAGACTTAGCTGTCTGTTGAGATATTCGGCATCGCTTTCGCCCTCTAAACGCTTGATTTCGGCTATTTCTTTTTGTTTTTGCTCTATCTGTAAGTTAATGGTTTGTTCTCCATCGAGTTTGACCTGCAATATTCTGTTTTGCCAATATAATTTTTCTTCTTTTATCAGTTTATCATTTGCCAACTTTTGTGCAGTGACGGTTTCATCGTCAATTTGTTTCTGATATTTGGCTCTGATAAGACTTATGTCAATACCTGTTTTTTCGGCTTCCTTTATTTCGACATCTCGTTGAATTTGTAATGCCTGAATGCGAAGAGCAAGTGTTTCGTTACTTTCTTTTTTCGATGCAGCAATTCTTAATTGTATATTTTTTAGCTGAATGTCGGTTTCACGTTTAATATTTTCGTCAGATAGCTTATCCAGTTCAACATTTTTCTGCTTTTCAAGATTTAAGATTGTATTATTTATATTTTCACGGGCCGCAACAGACAGATTCTTCTCTGTTTTCAGCCTGTTCTTTAAATCTTCGATCTGACGGTTGAAATTAAGTTCCGTTACTCGCCTTTGCTTTTCAATTCCTTCATCCATTAACGCAGTGAGGCTGTCTTCGTACTCTCGAATGGATTCAAGTTCTTTGGTACGTATTTCTTTCATTCTGTCGGAATATTCTTTTGCTTTTTTTATCCCGTCTTCCTGATTCTTTTTAGCTTCGTTTGTAGTCTCCTTTATTATTGCATTTTCTTTTCTCAGAAGTTCACGTCGTTTGTTGAATAAATTGGTTTCAGTCTGGTAAACTTCCGCCATCAGGTTTGCGATTTCCTGTTCTTTTTCTTTGGTGTTCTCGGTTCTCGACGCTTCGTCTTGTGCTATCCGTAAGCGCTCCTTTGCTATATTTTTAGCGATAACCGCATTCTGTTCTTCAATTTTATTTGCCTGTTTTACAAAGTCAAGACGCTGTTGAGCAGTATAGTTTTGTTTTTCTTCGGCTTTTGCCCTTAACTCGGCTATGTCTTTTGCGTTTTTAGCATTCTGAACCATTGCTTCACGCTCGAGTTTATCAATATTGAGCTTTGATTTTTCAAGTTCGATTGATTCCTCTATCGCATTGTTCGCTTCTTTTATGTATTTACCAACGAATGGTATTTTTTCTAAAAATTTAGCTGCTGCTAATGATAAGTTTTGCATGGCAATTATGCCATCGAGCAGAAAACCGACAAACTTTTGAAATATGTTAGCTAAAGTATCTAATACTTTTCTTGTAGGAGCGAGTATCTGATTCCATTTTGCCGTCGACTCTTCGCTCGAATCTATTGCTTTTTTTATAGCTATTACCCCAGCTACAACAACCGCAAGAACTGCAATAACAGGATTTGCTATAATAGCCTGAAACAACGCAATTGATTTTGTCTTTAACAGATCGATAATACCCGAAAGACCTTTTCCGTTTGTTGTGGCCTCCAATAACGATTTTGCAAAAGTATTATTTGCAGAAGCTGCTTCGAGTATTGCATCTTTATAACTACCTACATCACGAGAAAATACTCCTACCATACCATCAGCTTCTCTTAACTCGTTATTAAGTTCTTTTATCTGATTAGATAATTGAATACCTATATCACTTTCTCTTTGTTCTTTACTCAGTTCTTTATATTGGTTTTTAAGAATAGACATCTGAGCTGATAGTGCATTATAACTTCCCGCAAGTTCGTTCTCAACTTTAATGTTGTTTTGAATCTCTTTTTCTAACAAGCGAATAGCCGATTGGCTTTGTTTCACAACTGCATTCGATTCTATAATTGATTTATTATATTCCTTACGAGTTATGTAGCCTTTCCGCAATTCTTCTCTTAAAAGCTTCTGATCCTCTTTCGTCCTGTTAATAACTCCCCTATAATCTTGAATTTTATCAATTGCATCTTCATAACGCACTTTAATATCAAGTATAATATCTGTTTCTGTATTATTTCTATCTGCCATATTCAAACCTATTTATAGCTATAGGTAAATTATTTTCAATTTTATTTGAAATAAAAAGAGGCTCACTTATTTGTGAACCTCTATGACATAGTGTATATACTTTTATGCTATTTTCATTAATTTGCCATCCTGTTTGTTTCCATCCAATATCTTATTGATAAATTCTAATCCTTTCTGAGTTACGAGTACTTTTACAACCATAAAGCTATCGTGAGAATTACGTTCGATCCATTGTTCTTTTAACTCAAAATATTTACGTTCGACATATTCTTGCTTAGGTTCGTTCCTATTTTTGAAGAATACACCTAATTCTCTTAATTTTTTAAATAAGGTATTGCGCCCATATGGTAATCCTAATATTTTAGCCGTTTGCCCTATATCTATCTTTTCTCCTGAGTCTATAATTTTATCCATCAATGCAGCTTTAGGCTGTAATACCGATATCTTCCTTTCAGCTTCAATGCGTTTCGTCTGTTCTTCTTTCAGATTAGTAGCAAGCTTAATCAAAGTATCAGGGCTTAACAGAACCTCTTCTAGTTTCTGAGGCGTCATATATGCTCCATGCTTGCAGATGGAAGGAAGAACTTCCGATGTTACCCATTTACGAAATTGTTTAGCTTCTGGTTTACGACTATCAAGAATCGCATCATATAATCCATCTTCATTTACAAAGTTTGATAATTGTATTCCACCATTAGTTTCAAGGGGGTACTTTGAAAGTACATCCTTATCCAATCTTTGAACAACTTTACTTGGCGTTAAGTCTAGGACTTGACATAAATCTCCAAGACAAAACATTGGTTCGTTACTCTCATTTACAACAATTCTTATATTTCCGAACTGTTCATTACTAAAAATTTGTACATTTGCATTCATAATTAACTATTTTATTTAGTTATTGATTATAAAAAGAGGTTCACTCGGTCGGTCAAACTTCGTGGAGCCTCTTTTTTATTTTCGAAAAGAAAATCCATCAATCAAAAAGTTGCATATTGTGGCTGTCTGCAACTAATCAATTGATGGACTCTTTATATTTTTCTTCAACGACAGCCACGAAGTTGAACCGCTTTCTAACTCATAGGTAATTTGATTATAAAATGATGGTGAATTTGTTATTAATAATCATTAATTCAATGACATTTTTTGCACATCATCCATATTAACTTCACTTATACCCCACCCATAGCGTGTATTGATTTCTAAAATGAATGTGCCATCTTCGCATAAGCCTAGTAATTTTCCAAAACTTTCTTCTCCATTAGTTTTTGTAATAAATACTTGTTTGCCCGTGTTTGCTGAATAATCGAATGCTGCTTTCATATCTATATATTTTAATTATTATTATACTACTTCGTTTTATTTAATACAGCAAAGTAAAACTAATTAGTTTAATAAAACAATGTTTACATAGTTAATAAATACTAAAAATAAAACTATATATATTTATTGTTTAGTAATTATTGCACTACATAGTATTAATATCTATATTTGTGCAATTAAACTATATAGTATTATGGATTTTAGACAACGTATAAAAGAGATATGCCAAGCTAAGGGCATAACACAAAAAGATTTAGCCGAAATATTGGGGATCACGGATATTAGTCTTAATAAAACCCTCAGAGGTGAATACCCTCAATTACAGTCATTAGAAAAAATTGCCAATGCTTTAAATGTGTCAATAACAGAATTATTCGAAAAACCGGAAAAAAACGGAATAATTGGCTTTATTAAGGCAAATGGTAATACCTACGAAATCAATTCCATTTCTGACATTGAAAAACTATTAGCAGAAATAAAAAAAGCAGAAGGATAAGCCCCTTTTGTTTTTTAACTATTTTATGTAGCTTTACAGAGTAAAACAAAACTATTATGAAGAAGCTATTATTACTACTTATATTTCCTTTCCTGTTTGCATGTGGGGATGATAACAAAGAAGACGAACCAACATATATTGATAATTCATTGATTGCCGGTTCGTGGTATTGGATTCAGTTTGCGGACTCGACAGTATATACTTATGAAGATGATTTGTGTACAGTTGTTGTATACGACAGATATACGTTCAATGAAAGACAACGACACAATTATGGATTTTATAAACTGACTGAAACTGAAATACATTATAAAGACATGGGCAAAGCTCCGTATTATTTGAGCAATGATACTCTTTATATGGTTGTAAGCGGAAGCGGCAATTTAATTTGGCATAAAAAACTACCATAAAAAAAGGGACTTAATTGTCCCTTTCTTATTTCTGCTTCTTATTTCTGTTTCATTGGAGGCATCCTTATAAGTTGAAAGACACCTACTCCGTTAGATTGAACAGTTACCTTTATCGGCATGAAGTATACACCATCTATAAATATGGGTCGTATCTCCCTGTAAGTGGCAAGTTCCAAATCCTGAAGATACGCATAACACTCTATTACAACAGGTCGGTTTAAAATGTGCTGATAAGGTCCGTAATATTGTGCGAGCAGTCCGTTAGTGCCCCCGAATTTTAATTCATTTACGAAAGACATAGACTTATATATTTTAGTTATATCTCCACCCTTATATACTCCTTGAAACAGCACTCTGTCTTTAACTTCGTTCAGTGTGTAAATAATAACCCCGTCGCCCCTATCTTCGGCGGTATAAAGAGGTATGAACGCAAAAGTGTTGTCTTTATCATCGGACACATTATCGGACGCTGAATATGGCAGCTTAACGACCTCTTTCGATTTTTTAAGTGTTTTATTATCTATTACCAGTGAGCCGTCAGCATCGGTTTGTACTGTTTCGTCGTTGTCGTACCGGAACCAATTATCCCGAAGATAGTCGCTGTACCTAAATGTGTAATTTGTGCGTCCTTTGGTTGTGTTCAACAATTTATGAGTAAAATCGTATGCCTGATCTTTGAACGAATATATGTCTTCGAGTGACAGGAACTCAACAACATCGCCTTTTGTGTATTCGTAATAAGTATAGAGTCCATACATTTGCATGATTGTTTTCAGAAAATCAACAACTGACAGATCAGGAAAGTTATTTACAATTGGGTATTTTGCACCGAACGGGACTTCTTTTGCCCTGAATATATATACTCCTGTCAATTCGACTTTATTCGGACTGTCGGGGTTTGCAATATCATACACCAGATCGCTGTAAAATGTACCATCGTTATTTGCGATATACATATCAATAGGCGAAAGAACATTTATAGAATCGAAGTTCGGAAATATTATTCGAGTATTAATGAAAGCAGAAGAACCCGATTCGCTGGCTTCTATATCAAAATACTTAATATCTGATATTCCTAAACCATCAGCACCAAGACTAACAAATTTTAAAGCTACTTTTTTGCCTATAAGATTTTGCTGAAGATGTACGTTACCCGCAATGTTAAACTCGTAATATCCGCTGCCCTGTGTTTGTGGTATACCCACAATAATTAATTTACCTCTATAATAACCTTCTCCATTTCCGACAGGTTGTAAATATTCGTAATTTCCGATTGATGAATGATTGTCGCTTCGAACAAATGTAAAGGCCGTAAGTGAATCTTCCCAAGTTTGGGGCCCTGCGTTTGCGGATAATAAAGGTAACCATGTTTGTGAAAATACATTATTAAAACGTTCAGGGTATTTGAATGTTATGTTTAAATTATCACGGATTGTGTTTAGTATATAGTCGATTGTAACACTCGGTCTTTGATACCGCATATTATCAATTCCAACGCCAAAGTCGGCAAGTACGAAGCCATATTGTTGTGTTGACTCGTTATGCAGAAACTTAGAAGAAGAATTCCACACAAAATAATCTGAGCCTGTCAGATCCCGAAGCATTACATCTTTTAAATTCTGCATATTGACTGATGTTCCCCAAGCGACATATAATTCAATATCGGTGTCTAGTATTCCCAGAAGGTTACATTCGCCTTTTAGAAATGTTATTCCGTCTCTTCGTTCTTCAATTACATGAGGTAAATAAGGGAATTCGGCATATACATCGATATTGTCGGCGAACCCGAATACTTTCAGATTATGTGCCGTTCGTGGTAACTTGTAGGTAGTTGTCCTGTTAGATATAATTTTCGTTATGTCCCTGAATATAGGAGACGTAAAAATATATCCCTCTGCACTTGTGTCGTTGACATCGACCTGTTGTCCGTCGATAAATACTTCTCTGTTGATGTTTGCCATTTTTTATAGATTTTGTATTTGAGTTTTGTTTGGTATCATGAATAATTCGAAATCCTGTAGATGATCGGTCGATTTAGAGAATGTTCCTTCGGCAACCGAGACCGACATCCAATTTGGTTTATTATCATCGTCGTAACCCGCAAGCATATCAACAACGGGACTTTCGACTAATCCAATGAGATGTTTATATGTGTTTTCGTCGATCAACGAAGCAAATAGTTTTACCGACTGTTCGATGTCTTTCCCTATAGTTTTTCCTGTTCCATTATGATGGTTGTCGGTAAATGCTGTTGTGTAGAATAATTCGTCAAAGAATATACTGTTGTTTTTGGTCGTTATAGAATCGGCACTCGAACGGAATAAATAGTAGTTGTATTCTCCGAATTTATTAATCCAGCGCAGATAAACGCCTTCATTGGGGCAATCTTCTATGTTGATGATAATATCGAGTACATCGTGAAATATAATCTTCTGTGGGCCGAATGTATAATCGAACGTGTAATCAAATATTTTATATGTTTCTTCACTTTGTGAACGGAATTCTATTTTCCGACTGGCATTAAACGTTGTAACATCGATATTATATTTTCCTTTTCCGAATGCTCCTATATCCTGATACGGTACACCATCGGCACTGTATTGTAAGAACAGGTTACCTTCATCGACATAAAAAGGAAGTGTAAATGGAAAGCCTTTGAAGTAAGTAAGTGTTTTATTCTGGGTGTATACTTCGCCAATTTGCAGTGCTCCCCAAATGATAGGAATAGAACCTGTATAAATAACATCTGTTTCGCTGCTGATAGTGAATTCTAATGTCTTAAACAGGGTAGTATCTTCGTGTTCTACTTTATAAAACTCGAAACGGTCGAATAAAGATTTTGCAATGATAGCCAATTCGAAAGAGGCACTTGATTGTCCGGGTGGAATCTCACGTTCTATTTTTATACCATTCGATTCTAAAAATATAACCGACTCGTTGTAATTGTCGATAAACACCCTTATAGGGTTAAATGCAAATCCCAAATCGGGGTATTTTATGTTTATTCCGTCGATGTCGATATTCATAATCTTTGAATTTCAGTTTTAAATATTCCTGTTAATTGCGTTCTTATCCGGTTAATGGCTTCCTGTGTAGGCTCGGTAAATATATCTTTTTGTCCTCCTTGCCTGTATAAACTTGTTCCTTCTGTTGCTATCTTATGTGCTATGGCTCCTGCCATACTCATTAATCCACGTTGCTGAGCTGTGTATTTAGGCTGCCATTTTTCAGAAGGTTGTCTTTTATATGGTATCGGGTCGAATGATATTCCTTTGTCAAGAATCCACTGTTGAATTACCTCGTTGAAGTTTTGGGGAACTTTTCCCTCTTTTCTTCCCGTTTCGAGCGTTGCGAAGTATTTACGGCCTTTTAGCATTGCTCCGTTGTCGGTTTCTTCAATCATCAAAGAACGAACCGTTCTACCGCTTGCTTGTTGATTTGCTGCAAGATGATTTTCAATTATTTTGCCCTGAAGCCAAACAAGTGTACTTATTACCGATTTCTTTATACTATCGAGTATATTCATTTTACACAAACGCCTTTTAATTCTTTTAACTGAACTTGAATGGTAATGCCAGTCAGATTTTGATCGAGCATATCATATACCACCGAATAAGGTATTATTTCAGATATAGGCGTAAATTTTCCTGAACTATTAACCGCTAGAATAAATTTTCTTGCGTATTCTTTCATTCGTTCAACCGTCCCTTCATTTTCTTCTCCGTCGAAATCGAGATCGGCAATGTCAAGAAAAGCAATCAAGCAATTAGGATAGTCCCTGAAGTTTCCGTTGTGATTGAATAGTTGCCCCGATACCGGAAGAATATTCAAGCAAACAGGAAAAGTCACTTTATCGAAATCAAATTCGACGTTGGCACGGGTCCAGTCATTGAACATATAATCTAATCCTGATATTGAACTTACAATCTCTTTAATCTTTTCTTGTACCATGTTATTTTTTTTGTTGACTGACTACTTGTCTATATTTTTTTTCGAACCGGTTGTTGTCCGAATCTATTTTCAAACACTGATATATTCGGGTCCAATTCAACTCGACTACATCATCGTGATTAGATATTCCCATTCTACGGGCATACCAATCGATTGTACCGAAGAATCCGTGTGATAAGTTCTTAATTCCTGCTTTTTCTTCGTCAGCCGATGGTTTATATTCTATATCTTTAAATAATTTAGTTATTCTTTCGAGTTCGTCTTTTGCATGAAAAGCAAACTTAAGGCAATCAAAGGCACTCATTTTGTATATTTCTTTTTCATTTAATTCGTGCACCACATCAAACGATATAAATATCAGATCGTTAAATGTTTTTATTTTGGTTTGCAGATCAATGAGTTGTTTAAATTTTAAATCGTTAAATGATTTTTTTAATATATCTGGCAAAGGATAATACTTTAACCTGTCGAACAATATGTCAATAGTTATTTTGTCGACATTTAAAATATCCAGATAAAATATGAAATCTTTTAAAGTTGTATATTTATTTATTATCATTTTGCTTTGTCTCCTTATTTACAGAATCGGCATTTTTATCTTATTTATGTATCATTTTATTACATAACTGATGTCGTTTTGGCTTTTGGCTTTTTAAATTTAGGAACTGATATGAATGTCTGTACTACATACCTGTATAAATCAATTAAGTGGTTAAAGTCATCCGTTGGTTCTTTCATGAATTTACCAGTTGCATAATTCTTTATATAGGTGTAGTTTGTTAATTCCTTAATCGTATTAACGGACCTCTCAGTAACATAAAAAGGTTCGTATTTCTTCATTAATTCAATACCATCATTGACAGAACCGGGATATTTTCTTACTCCAGAAATATTAAAGCCAACTGTCTTTAATTCGTTTATATTTGATTTTGCGGCACTATCGGCCACTATGCTATCTCTTTTGGTTACTCCTATTTCGTTGAATCTCCCTTGTATGCTTGGTATATCGTCCCTACCATCTACTATGATATTATTCAATTCCGTCTCATAAATATCTTCATCAAGCAATAACCTGCCATTGTATAACCAGACACGTCCGGATGCAACAGGGTCAGGGAAAAATCCAAAGTCAAGACCGCGACCTAATAATTTAGCTTCTGCAGGTATTTCTTTTATTATCTCCGGCTTTTTGAATATTAAGCCTTCCCTTTCTGCAACTATTCCAAGTCCGTACACCTTCCATTTGTACTCGTCTGCTGTCTTTTGCTTGATATTGTGGGGTGTAGGTTCATAACTCAATATTTTGCGTCTTACAGGCTCTGGAATAAAGGCGTTGTCTTTAAATGTGGAGTGAATGAATAGCACATCTTCTCTACTCTTCAAATCATATATCCAATGTTCCTCTTCTGTTGGGTTACAATCTATTATGATTAGATTGCTTGTCCTTTGCTCCAGCTGGTCGAAATCTTCTTTTGTGGCTTCCATCCCTTCATTGAGCCAAGCAATATCTTGAGTCATGCCATGGAGTTTTTGAGAATCGTCCAATCCTCCGAACTCGATATCGCTTTCATTCATCTTATAAGACAATTCACTCTTATTCTCGTCTTTGGAAGAATAAACATTTGATTGCTTCAAGTACCCGATGAAATCTTTATATACAGTTGCTTTTATCCATGTACGTCTCAACCTCCAGCAAGTGATGCGTTGAGATACCTGTAATGCAAGAAGAATGATTGCCTGAATAATGGCCCATGTCTTACCGGATCGGGAACCTCCTATTAAAACAATCACTCTATATTGATGACTTTGGATTGCAGTCCAAATCTTATCGAATGATACAGTACCAAGTATTTTAAGTGTTGCCATCTTCTACTTTTTTATATTCTTCAATATCCGATGTCCTCACAATCTCAACTTCAATCTTACTGATAATTGGCTTGTCTCCGCTAGTGATATCTGTATTATGCTTGTTTTTGTATTCATCCGGGAAAGCATTAGTTGCAGCAAAGATTATGGCAGCCGTATCTGGTATTTGAAATTTTTCTACAACCTTTACAGCTTTGCCGTTTACCTTGTCTTTGCCCTCTTTCGTTATCTCTTCCCATTTCCAGCCCTCAATCTTTTTCTCTAATGAAACAAGAGCCTTTTCTCCAATACGAAGCTTTCTTTCTTTGAGACTTACCTTTCTGCTTTCGTCTCTTTCTTCACAAGCCTTTTTATATATTTCTTGGACTTCTTTGATATATCCGGTTCTGGTGGGTGTTATCCAACAGTAGAAAGTAGCATAAGGTACACCCTCAGACATACAGCAATCGTCAATTGTGAACCTGTCTGTTGCGTACTTATCACAAATTTTGCGAGCTTTACTTATGTTGGTTTCTTTTATTGTCATGTCTTGTCTTGTTATTTTTCTTCCACTATACATGGAACTGTACATTTCCAATTTATGTTATGATGTAATCTTCTGTTTGTACTTCCCATTTCAAGAACCTTTACTGAGCTCGGTTGATACATGACTGAATAAAAGCTTTTTACATAAGTTCCTGAATCAAGATAGAGCTCCGTCATTCCTCCTTTATTCGCCTGTGTCGTCTTTTGGTTGATGGCTACCAAAGGAATTGTATAAAATAAATCGCCCGTACTGCCTAAACGAGTGTATGTATTTACATCTTCGTTTATTCTGCCTATAAACTTGAAAGGACGATCTACTGAACAGATGAAAGTGTTCATTGCTTTACGCTTTAAGTACATTCGTTTTGCGATGTTATTGTTCGCTCCACCTATGAAGTCTCCATTCTGAGCCATTGCAATAGATTTTGCCGGAGTACTTAAGTAATATTTCAGAAGATTATAAAACATCTTGTCAAGGTTCTTTATCTTCTTTGATTTGAAGTTTAGATTCTCATCGAACTTATATGCGAATGTGTCGTAATCGTCATCAAGCTGAATAAAGTATTTATAACCTAACTGATTTGCGATATCAAAAGATGCGTTGCGTGCATAGACAATAGCCCGGCGGTCATTAAAGTTATCTCCGTTGTCGAAAGTCTTTGCAACTTCTTTCTTATCGAACATTATTACTTTATCCTTGTAGCGCTTCTTGTATTCGTCCGCTGTCTGGTCCTCGTTATCTATTACGATGAAGTAGTCACCTGTATATCCTGATGCTTTAAGCGTTTTTAGTGTATATATTCTATCAGGACGGCCATGTGTAAGAATCAAAGCACAAAACTTTTTGCGATACTCGTCGTATGTTATTTCTCTATTCTCCATACTCTTCAAGATATTGCGCTGTTATTTCTTCACTTAGTTTTACATAACCTTGCTCAATGGCCCTATGAAAATCAATAATTACTAATGCTGATTGTGCCATTAAATTTTTTACTTTCTCATCTGCATGAGAATAGTAATCTGCTATCTTCTCATAGTTGAACACTACATGCCTTTGAGCTGCCATAAGAAGAAAAGCTTTTACTTCATCTGGGATATTGGTTGAGTTTATCTCATTGATCAGCTCTTGTGTTTTTGTTGTGTCGTATAGTTCGTGGAGTTCTGGCATGGATTCGCTAGGCTCATAGATGGGTGATTCTATTTTTCGTGTGTAGGATGTTTCATTATTGTTTAGGAATTCTTCTGCTGATTCAGGGAACTCAATATCACAGAGCTTTAATAGTTCTACATCCCAATCGCCGGACATTAACGCTTCATAATCCCAATTACCTCCTAAAGCATTGGCTGTTAGACAAGCTTTCTCACATTGTTCAGCAGTCCATCGCACACATCGATAATTATAGCGGTTACCTTCCCATATGACATAACCCAATGCAACTGTACCTTGTGCATCGGGTTCGTCAAACTCCTTTACAATTTCTATTTCACACTTATCTATGTTGATAGTATCAGAGCGAAAATTGCCACATGGAATAGTGTCACTGTTTTCATCGTGTACGATACCTGATATATCACCAAGCTCTTGAAGATTGGCTTTTAATTTGGCTCTATCTTCATCAGTCCATAAGCGAGGGTTATTTGGAAATTGTTTCATCATATACAGTTTTATATCGTATAGGTAAATTTTTATATTTATCATTTGATTTTACTGTACAGATGATTGTAAAACCGTATTAAAAAATAATTTTTGCTTTGTTGGTTTTTCTCTCTTTTTCTCTTAATCTATTAATTCGGGGTTGTCGTGGATGGAGCCGATGACTTCTATTCTGCCTGTTTCCCATAAGTCTTGTGTTACTCCAGAAAGAATTAATCCTGAATCGTACCATCGAACATCTGTTATTGCGTAGGATCTATTCTTTATTCTGGAATCATATCTTGATATATCGACTTTGCATAGATCCCCCTCGTATATCTTCTTTCCGTTCTTATCGGTTAAGCCTGTGAACTGTCCGACTGTTTCGGGAATGATTTTCATTAATCCTTTTGATGTGGATATATAATGTTCTTTATTAGGATATGATGTTACTTCGGTGTAGAATCCATACACCCACTCTCCGTTATCTTTCCTTTTGCCTCTAAATTCTATCTGTCTCATACTGTTTTATTTTTTTTAATTAAGTCTTTCGTTTAACCATAGTGTGTAATACTCTTTGTCTTTTTCGGCTCCCCATTCGGGTAGTCCCTCGCTTACCATTACCGCTTTGATAGTCCAAAACATTTGACGACGGTTTTTTGAATAACCATTCGAAAAGCAAACAACAATGTCGGTCGGATGGTAATTTTCCCCTTTTATTCTTATTCCTGTAGCATTAAATATCCGATTGTAGAACGGTTTTATCTCTCGGTATTCTTCTTTCTTTATTCCCTGCTCTATCATGTCGTACCATTTAGAGGTTAGGTTAAGATGCAAGACTGGTTTGTTCATTTCTCAATCGTATTAATGTCAATAAATAATTCTTCGGGTAGGTTGAAAACGTTGAAGTGCCATTCAAAGAGCTTTTGGAAGATTTCAAAGCTGACAAACATAGAGTTACCACATCTTAACTGTTTATTGATATTATCCCATAGGATAAATAAAGTTCCTGTAATACCATAATCTAAAATAACGCAATCATTATTTATGCCAATTCTAGTTTGAGGTTCACTTACTGAATCATAAAATATAGACATCTTAGCCAACTCTACAATAGGAATCTTCCCACCATCTAAACAGGGTTTGTATATGTCCGACATAGGACGGAGTATAAGCTTAATATCTTCAATTGGAACTTGCCAATATGCACCGTTGGGCATTTCTCTATTAACCTTAAGCATTGCTGTCATTGTATCAGTCCGTAGCATAAGTAAGGTAAATGTTGTTTCTATTTCATGTATGACTTGCAACTCATACGGCAAATATGGAGCTATATGTTTCGGTTCTAATTTCATATCACTTTACTATTTTAATTATTACATACTTTTTGGTTATATCAAGTCCTTTAGATTCTAAGAGAGATAGACCGCTTTCGATGGCTGTCTTTTTTATTAAAAGATCACAATTTGTTTGATTGGGATTATAGTTCATATAATAGCTTGCTGTTGATTTTTCTACGATCTGTTTCCATTGTTCCTCTGTTAGTGGAGTTGTGCCGATAATTAAAGGGTTACATTCTCCTAATAAGGTCAAACTACCTCTTTGTCTTGAGTGATGCAAACATGATAACCATTTGCCATTATTTCCGTTTTTGATTTCAATTTCTGTTGCTTTCTCCGGCACTTCCACCGCTATAATGTTTTCTGTTAAATGTTTCATTGTCCTTTCTCTAAATAGGTTAATACAGCGTCAAGAAGTGCGCTTTCGGCTTCGGGGTGGGTTTTATAACGTTTATTGAGTGCTCCTTTTAAATCTATGACTTCATTAGGAATATTTACCTTTTTACTATTCAAAAATCCTAATATTTGAGGTA